GATTCATAATCTTTTGTTGTAATCAAACGATTTTGTGTAGTAAACTGTGCAGCTGCACCAAATTTAATATCATCAACAGATTCTCTCTCTGCACCACCAGATGCCGCTGAAACAGGAGTAATTGTGAAATTGGTTAATGACTCACTTAGTGAATCTGATAATGTAGATGTTGCAACAAAATTATTTGCTTTATTTGCTTCTTCTCCATTTGTCAGTAAATAAGTTACAGAAACAATACCGCCATCAGGAATACTTTTTCCAACTACACCATTTCCAAAATAAATTTGATATTTTTGTCCTTTATTTTCTTGCAAATAATAAACTTCAGATGTAGAGTCAACATCTAAAATATCTGTAACTAAATTATGAATTGTAATCGATGTATTTCCGCTTGATGGAGACACACCAACTTTAATTGTTGTTGTATCAATATTATCATCAGGTAAAGTAAATGTTTGTTTTGGATTTGTGGCTTGATTATGTGTAAAACTATAAGTTACTAGTTGACCTTCGTAAATATCAAGATTTTCAAAATAAAAAGAACTATTAGCTTTTGTTACCGTTGTGTCTTCCAAAACAACAAAATTATAAGATTTACCATCAATTTTATTTGAAAGAAAAGAATATCCTGAAGAAATTGTTAAAGTAGATGAAGTTGATGTTGTCGAGTTAACTAAAAAATTAATTGTGGCAATTGGTGCTCGCATTGAATACGGAACATAACTCAAAGACTTAGCATGAGATACAACAGAATCTCGCAACAATGCTGTATCCATAAATGATTCATTCGCAACCATGTTGAGATAGTAAGCATTATAATGTGTATTATATGCTAAAACATCAAGTAGTACGGACAAACCGGACCCCTCGAAATCATAATCTGTGAAAGAAGATTGTTGATTTAAAAATGTTTTTAGATTTGATTTGATTGTATCAAAATCAAGTTCTGTTACTCTTAAGCGGTCTGCCATATTATCTAATTCTTTCTAAAAAGAAGTTTATTGTAATTGGTGATGTTTGATTAATTACAAAAAATTCTAGTCTTAAATTATATCTATTGTTGTCTGGATCTGGTATCGCATTAATTTTTGATACACTAACTCTTGGCTCAAAATTTTCTATAGTTTCGGTAACTGCTCGTTCTATTTGTGCAGCAATGATGGAATCTATATTTTCAAATAAAAGTCGGCGAATATTACTTCCAACTTGTGGTCTAAAAGGCTTCTCATAGTGATTAGTCAGAATCAAATTCTTGACTGAATTGATTACCGCATATTCTGCTTTGTATGTACTAATATCTTTGCGAATTGGATGAATTGAAAAATTCAAATCCAAATCTACAAAATTTCTTGTGGAATCTATATTTACTGTTGCCATTTTCTATTTATCTCATCCACCGATAACAACTGTTCCAGAACCAGTTTCGATTACGTTAGTTCCTGCACTATTAGTGTCATTAGGTCCACCTGTTCCTTGGTCTCCAGTATCAGCCGTATCACCTATACGAGCTGCGCCTTTTGTACCATCATTCAAATCTATTAGTGGTGCGTTAAGTTTCATATTTCCAGTGGAACGAATATTGCAAGTTCCATCTACATTCATATCAAAGTTACCTTGAACATATAATTCTGCATCACCTTGAATTGTGACTTGACATTTACCCATAATGTAAACTTTGTCATCACCCATAATAATTTGATAATTATCTTTAGTAACTTTCTCTACTTTATCACCATCTGGAAACCATTCTTGGAAAGAACCATTTCTGTGTGCTAAATGAATTCTTTCTGCCTTTGGAGTATCATCAAATTCCAATAGATGACCAGATTCAGTCTCAACAACATTGTTATAGGGATAAACTGTATTATAAAGTGTTTCTGGTTCGTCCCAAGTATCATTTACAGTTTCAACTCCAGTTACAAGATTATCTTTCCGTTCTTGTATAAAAGTTTTTGTTATTGATTCTGAATCATTTCTTGCAATACGAGAAGTTGTCGGTTCATCTAAAAATTTAGGATAACTATCGGCTTGACTCTTTTCTGTGATTACTATTCCAGTGCCATCAGTATTATATTTTTTACTATTCGGTGTTTTCGGTGCAGAAGCTAATTCAGTTGCAGTTCTTGGGTCACTAAATGCTTCTTGTGAATTTGCCGCCTTTAAAGGAATACCAGGAAACACACCAAACATAATTGGCTCTTGTGCATTGTCTCCATCTGCAAAAAATCCCATAACCATATCACCCTCTTTTGGTGTATATGTGTGTGCATTATTCAATGGCATAATAGGAGTTGCCCAAGGAAGATTTTCAGTTGGCAAATCCATTTTATTTTCTGAGTGCCAACCAACACATCTAACTTTACACCTACCTAATTTGATTGGGTCTTGTCTGTCCTCAACAACACCAACCCACCAAATAAATCCTGCTTTGCCAGCAAAATCATTTGAATCAGTTTTTCTTTGCATATCAATATTCCATTATCTCTTGGACTTCATTAAAATTGCTTGATGGTACAAAATCATTTCCTGATGATGACGATGCAACCTCAATAATCGTTTCATGTTTTTCAAAACCGATAACATGTCTTGAGGCAATGATTATGTACTTGCCACTTAAACTCTTATCTTCTTCATCACTCTTTTTTTCTTTTTGGCCAAAGATTGGCGCATCAACATTAACATTGAAACCTGAAGATAATTGAAAGTTACCAGGCATAACAATTTTCAATCTTTTAGACATTAAATTATTAATAATTGCTTTTCTATGAAATATAAAATCTTCGGTTGTTTCGTTTGTTGAAATAGAAGTTGGATCATTTCTTTTAATATATTCACTAAGTTTTCTAGCTGTTCCAAAAATAGATAATGATTTTCTTGAATTGAAATTTTGTGAATTTTCTTTACCATCTCTATTTAAAATTGGTGTAAAATTTGGTGTATCATTACCATGTTTCATGTCTTTGTAGTGGTCAGAATACCCAATTTGCCTTGAAGAGATGGTTCTTGTAATTGGATCGAATCCAATAAAAGTTCCTGCATTTACACCTGAACGAGTTCTCTCAATCAAATTAGTCATTGAAATAACTTCAAAACTTTTTGCACCACTTATTTCTTCTAATGGAGAAGTTCCAGATAAATTTTTAGTTTGAAATTTAATATCTAAAACTTCTTGTTGAGTTAACAATTCTGAAAGTGAAACAAAATTATATCCTGTAATATTTTGAAAAAACATATAGTTTGGTGACTGTTCAGAATCCAAAGCTCTCTTAGTACACCATTGAATTGCATCAATTGGTGATAAATTAGGTATAACAATATTTCTTATACCGGAAGAGTCAGCATAAATTCCATTTAAATTATTTTTTGGAACTTTCAAATAATCGGAAAGTATTTTTTTAATTATCTCTGAATAAGATTCTTCATATGATTGATTAATTTTTTGTTGGTCTGAAAAAAACAATTCATCTGAAACAAAATGTAACACATATGCTTCACTATTCGGATTAATAATATTTCTATCTGATTGTTTATAAATCCTGAAAGCTTTCTTAAATGATGCAACATCTGAATTAACTGATTTTGATATGTCTATCAATAAAGACTCAGACCCATCAAAGAGTAGTGTAGCTGATAGTCCAATTGCATCTCTAACTAATACATTACCACTCATAACAGGCATAAGAAGCGAATCAAAAATATTGATTTCTTCATATATTGCAGTTATATCAATTTTACCTGCTTTGGTGACAATCACCAATTCATTTACATTAAATTGGCTTGAGTTATTAATATCCATTATGATTTAATCACTCTTTTAAATTCTTTTTCAATCTCTTTAACAAAATCATTTTTTATCAATGTAATATCTCTTTTGGATTCATTTTCTTCCATTTCATAATCATAATAAGTTTTCTTTTCTCTTGTAATTGTTTGGGTTATTACATCACCACTTTGTAATGTAATTGTTGTTGATGATGTGGCCACATTTGCATAAGTGTTTGCATCAACTTGAATTTTTTCAATTAGAGTTACATTATCAATGTCTGTCTTAGTTACAATTTTATAATATGCTTGAACATTATTAGTACTCATTGCCCATGCAAGACCACTTTGTACTGTTGTGTTTGCTGCACCATTTGCAGTATATTTTGCATCCACAAAATCAATCAAAACATCATATTTTAATGGCCAATCAAATTGTGGGTCAATGATATCATTAAACAATAGAACAATCCAATGTTTTTCTGCACTACCATAATATTTGTGTGCAATGATTTCTGGTGTATCTGATTCTTGAATTTGATATTTGTAAAAAGCCGATGAATTGTTTTTCAACGATTGTTCAAATCCAAACCTTGCAATAATGTTTGTTACAGAGTCTAAACCAGTAGATGCAGTATCATTACTGTAAAATGTTTTCGGAAAGTAATTAAAATATTTTGCCATTATAAGTCTCTCTCTTGATTTGATGGATCTTCAATATTTTTCACAATACCTTTAGTTTTTCCAACATCAAAATCATCTTTTGTGAGATAACTAACTTCTTTAAATGCTAAAGTTAATTGAATTGCAACAGGCATACCTGTTCTACCTAAAGACGGAAAAGTTTCTTCTGGCACTTCATATGCACTAAAACCATTTGGTGCATAATTAATGTTTATGTTATCCAACACGCAAGTTCCAATTGCTGGTATATTTGGATTTTGAGCACCATTATAATAAAAACGAATATCAAATTCAGATGGAGGAATTAAAAATCCTTGGCCAAAACTACCAGATATTTCTGGAGCTTGATGAAATCTCAATCTTTGAATTATTTTTTGAACTTCAAGAGCTTCTCGTTCATCTCTGGGATAAAAGAAAAAATCAAATTGAAATGTTCTAAATTGACTTTGACCTGTGTATAGTAGTTCCATCATTGGGTTTAAAACTGTACCAGTTGCCGCAAAAGCACCTAAAGCACCCACATCTCCTGCTTTTTCTCTTGCTGTTTGTGTTAATTTAGCTAATCCAGCTTTAATTACTGTATTTTTCATAGAATCATATGCACTTTGGCCTTGAGTAAATTTCTCATACTCAGAAGCTCCAGCTCCAATAGCTTGTCCTAAAACAGAATTTCCTGGAGACAAATCACTATATCCCTGTGAATAGACATAATTTAATGTATCTGGCATATACAATGCAATAGCATCGGTAGTTAATTCAGTTTTCTTTGTTGCACTAAATCTTTTATCAGTAATGTTTTTAATTGATGTATCAATAATTGCTTTTGTTGCACCAGAATCACCAGTAAAAGATGTGGTCGCTTGGCCAAAAAGATTGTTAATTCCACTCTCTAAACCTTTAGCTGCATCACCAATACCTTTGGATAAAGACGAAGTTAGTCCACCTAAAATTCCATTAGTAGATTGATTTATTTGATTTAGTCCACCGTTAACTTTTGATATGAGTTCATTTGCAAAAGAAACTGATGGTTTACCTTGAGAGATGTTTATAGCATCTTTTTCTGTAAAACTACCATTAGCATTTAAAGCTGATTCATCCAAAGTCGAAGTTCTAAATGCACTATCTTTTTGTTGTCTGATATAAATCATCATATAGTGACCTTTATCAGCACTACCAATATCTAATGGATACCTATATGTACCAGTCCTAAACTCATTCTTATAAAGACTGGAAAGAGGTCCCCTTTCATTTTTATTGAATGATATATCTGAAAAACCGAAAAGTGCCATAATTGTCCTATAGGAGTTATAGATAGTATTTATGTCATATAAAGGAATGTTTCGTCCTAAAAACCCAAAGAAGTACAACGGCAATGCAGATAAGATTGTATACCGTTCCACATGGGAAATCAGAGTTATGAAGTGGTTAGATGATAACCCAAATGTTATCTGGTGGGCATCGGAAGAGTTGCCGATACCTTATAAGTCTCCTATTGACCAAAGAGTGCATCGTTATTTTCCAGACTTCATCGTTAGGATCAAACGGAAAGATGGTCAGGAGATGACGATGGTGCTGGAAGTGAAGCCAGAGTCACAAACAAAACAACCAGTCCGAAAACGCAAAACGGCACGATTTATCCAAGAGTCGGCAACATATGCCATCAACCAAGAAAAGTGGAGAGCTGCCGATTTGTTCTGTAAAGAGCATGGTTGGCAATTCAAAGTGTTAACAGAAAAAGACTTAGGTATTTGAGATAAATAGATAATGGCAAAATTAATTGATAAAATCAAAACATCACTTGCAAAAGAAGGTCTAACTCCTAGAACTAATGCTTCTAGGGAATGGTTGCGAGCAAAAGCCAAAGATTTGAAACCAACATCTTCTGGATTGATGACAGACAGGCAAAGACTTAGAACTTCTTCTATGATTGGAAAGATGTACTTCTATTTCTATGACCCAAAGACAAAAGACTCAATGCCTTACTATGATAGGTTTCCATTAGTGATTCCTATTGAGCGATATAACGATGGGTTCTTAGGACTAAATCTTCATTACATTCATCCAAAAAATAGAATGATTTTGTTGGACAAATTAAGTGACACAACAAGTAATGACACTTATGATGAAAAGACAAAGTTAAAAATTAACTACAGATATTTGGCGGCTGCATCAAGAGTGTTTGAGGCAACACCTTGTATTAAAAGATATTTATTTACTCAAATAGAATCTCGATTTTTAGAAATATCCGCAGATGAATGGGATATT